GATCCAAGTGAAACAGCTATTATGCCTATAGATACTTCTACATATACACCACCTTCTGTTACAGGTATTAATGCACCAACACCTTTTACCTTTAAAGAGTTACCTATACAAGATGATGCTGATGACTTTACAAATATAGCAAATAGAAACTTTGAACCTAAAACAATAGAAGTAATACCGGGTGAAACCGTATATGATAATAAAAAATATGTAGCACCTAAACCTGCTTCTGATTATATTGGTGCTAATAGTTTTAAAGAAGCACAGGCTAATTTAGATTTACGTACTGCGCCTATGGGAGAAGCTCAACTTGCCTATCAAAAAGACGCAACACGTAGTATTGATAGTTTAATGCCACCGACTGTAGCGGAACAAACTGCTAGTGCGTTTCCTTCATATACAACGCCTAGTGTTTCTGGTATAATACCACCTAAACCAATTAATGCAAGTGGTGATCCTAGCGAAACAGGTACTACTGGAGTGTTTACAGGTACAAGACCCGATGCTTTAGACCTACCACAAGTAAGTAGACCCGATCAAGTTGTAGGGCCTTTAACCTCTGAAATGCCCATGGATATTACAGAAGATGCTAAGTTAGATATTACAAAAACAGAACCAGTGAAAGAAGAAAAAACTGGTTTAGGTGTTAAGGTAAGCAAACCTAAACAAATATATAAAGCTGGTCAATCTAACCAAGCTACAGCATGGGAAAACTTACCTGATGTAAATTTAGATCAAGCTTATGAGTTAAGTGAAAGATACAAAACTACAGGCGGTACTACTGTAGATAATTATGCAGTAGGTGCTGTTTCAGATGGTAGTTCTACAGGTATACTTTCTGATGATCAAGGCTTTGCTATTAGAGCAGATAATGGTAGAAATGTATTTGTGGATGAGCAAGGTGAATATCACAGACCTACATGGGGTGAAATGATAAAGAATGGTCGGAACTTTAAACAGCGTAACGTAGGCGATTATGACAGAAATAAAATTAGTATTGCTAGTACCGATAGAGTTTCTACAGTTACTGCAGCTAGGAAAAATGAACTATCTGCAACTGCTAAAGCTAAGATAGGTAAAGATGCTAGTGGTGGCGATCCTAATATGAAAGGTGCTGTATGGTATAATCAACCGGGTACTAATGTATTAACTCGTAAGTTCCCAACAGCGGCTGAGAAGAAAGAAATAAAAGCTGAACAGGATAAACAAGCTAGAATAGAAAAAACTAGAAAAGCTGTTGCTGATAAAAAAGCTGAAGATGCTAGGATTAGAGCAGAGTCTATAAGAAGAGCTAATGAAGTTTATGCTCAACAACAAGCTGCAGCACAGTCAAGCGGTGGTGGTAGCAGTAGTAGAGATAGACGAAAGAAACAAAAACAAGCACAAGCATCAGCTACAAGATACACAAAGTCAGCAATATCCAGAAACGCTGGTAAAGATGGTAAGGTAACTAAAGATACATACAAAGGCGGTGGATTCTAATGGATTTTGAAGAATATAAAAATGAAGTATCAGGTAGATTTGATGCACTACTAGATGAAGAACGAGAACAATTGGCTGACTTATTGAGAAGTCCCATAGGAGAAATTTTAATAAGTGTATTAGGTACAGAACTGTTGGACTTAGGTACACCAGATGTTATTGAACCTACTGCACCTGTAAGGCGTGGATTAGCAGCACCCGTTATTTAAACTACTGCTAAATTTGAACTGGCTACCCATCCCCCTACCAACACTAGGCTACGGCGGCCCCAGTATGAAAGACTGAAACATGAATGATAAAATAATGGCAGAAGAAGTAAAGCCAGAAACTAAAGTTGCATTTGCAAATCGTAAGTACACTAATGAAGACAAACGTAAGATGGAAGAGGAAGAACTCGAACAACTTATTGCTGAACAAAAAGGTGAGACAACAGAAGCTACAGAGGAAGTAGTTGAAGCTGAACCTGCTAATGCTGAAGAAAAAAGTTTTAAGAAACGCTACGGTGATCTTAGACGACATATGCAAGATAAAGAAAAAGATTGGGACGACAAGTTTAAAGCATTACAACGTCAGCTTGAAGACTCAACTAAACAAGAAATTAAATTACCTAAGTCTGATGATGATATTGATGCTTGGGCAAAAGAATACCCAGATGTAGCGGCTATAGTAGAAACTATTGCAATTAAAAAAGCTAAAGAACAAGCTGCTGGATTAGAAGAACGTGTAAAAGAAATTGATGAAATGAAAGCCGATGCAGCACGCAAGAAAGCTGAAGTAGAATTAATGACTGCACACCCTGATTTCGATGAGATTAGAGATGATGATGCGTTTCATAATTGGGTAGATGAACAACCTAAATGGGTACAGGATGCGTTGTATGAAAACGCTAGTGACTCAAGATCAGCCGCACGTGCAATTGATTTGTATAAAGCTGATATGAATATTCAAACAAAGAAACCTGCGAGCAACAATAAAGATGCCGCACGTTCAGTAAACAGTCGTAGTAACGCTACACCTGATTCAGAAGATTCTAAGAATGTATTTAAGGAATCGCAAGTGAATAAGATGACAGCACAACAGTACGAAAAAGCTTCAGATGCTATTATGGAAGCAATACGTACTGGTAAGTTTATTTACGATATGTCGGGCAATGCTCGATAAAGCTATTGACATATTATATATTTATGATATAACTATATGTACAATGTAGTAGTGTGACCCCTAAGACACAGGTTACTCACATTACGACTAAACCCACGCAAACAACAATATACTTCTTGACAACCTAATGTCTTATGGCCCATTATAGTGAAGGTAGGCCAACTTTCATGATAATGCACCCTACAAGTACTTAGCCTCTATATAAGTGAATAGTCGTTTGCATCTGTAATCTAATGCTAAAGGAGAATTAAAATGGCATTTGGAAAGGCTTCGGGCTATGCAAACTTACCGAACGGTAACTTCTCGCCCGTTATTTACAGCAAACAGGTGCAACTTGCATTTCGCAAATCTGCAATCTGTGAAGCTATCACTAACTCTGACTATTTCGGAGAAATCGCTCAAATGGGCGACTCAGTAAAAATCATAAAAGAGCCTGAGATTTCAGTAACTGCGTATCTACGTGGTACTACTATCTCGACACAGGATTTATCTGACAATGATTTTTCATTAACAATCGACAAAGCAAACTACTTTGCATTTAAAGTTGATGACATCGAAGAAGCGCACTCACATGTAAACTTCCAAAGCTTGGCTTCGGATCGTGCGGCATATCGTTTGGCTGATCAGTATGACCAAGATGTTCTTGGTTACTTATCTGGTTACAAACAGGCTGCATTACATGCAAATGCTAGTGCAGTAAACAATGTAGTAAATGGTACTAAAGCTAACTCAGCAGCTGGTTCAGACGAACTACTTGCAGCGAACAAGCTTAACAAAGGTTCATTTGGTAACATCACAACATCTTCTGCTGGAGAACATTCAATTCCAGTTGCAGCTCGTCTGCCGGGAGCTACTGCATTACCAACAGCTACTGTTTCACCAGCTATGTTGGTGGCACGTATGAGTCGTTTACTAGACGTTCAAAACGTAGACACACAAGGTCGTTGGATCGTAATTGACCCGGTGATGATGGAAGTCTTACGTGATGAAGATTCACGTCTGTTAAATGCTGACTTCGGTGGTGATGGCCTAAAGAATGGTCTAGTGTTGAACAACTTCCACGGTTTCCGTGTATACGTTTCAAACAACTTACCATCAGTAGGTACTGGTGCATCAACAACTGGTGCAGCTAACCAAAACGCTAACTATGGTGTTATATGTGCTGGACATGATTCGGCTGTTGCAACTGCAGAGCAGATCAACAAGACTGAAACATATCGTGACCCAGATTCATTCGCTGACATCGTGAGAGGCATGCATTTATATGGCCGCAAGATTCTTCGTCCAGAAGCTCTTGTATCAGCTAAATATAACTTAGCATAAATAAACATACTGTAGGTGGGCTGGGAAACTGGCCCACTTATATTTGTATTTATAGGAATTAACATGGCAACATATATAAACCTAGTCAATGAACTACTTCGTAGACTTAATGAAGTACAGATTGATTTAGCTAATTTTGTAACAACTAAAAATGTTCAGTCTTTAGCTAAGGATGCTATTAATTCTTCTATACGTGAAATATTGCAAGAAGCTCAGGAATGGCCTTTCACACTAGTCACGTATGAACACACACTAGAAGTAGGCACTAAAACCTACAGCTTCCCTTCTGACTTCTCTAAAGCAGATTGGGATACATTTTATTTAACTAATGCACAATCTGCGTACCCAACTAAGCTACCTAGTATTTCTTATGAATCATACATAAATGATAGAAGAAGTCTTGATGATGTAGCAGGTGTAGGTGGACACTCTAAACCAGACACAGTATATAAAACACAAGAAGATAAGTTCGGTGTTACACCAATCCCTGATAATACTTATGTTGTAGAATACAGATACTGGAAAGTCCCTGCTGATTTATCAGAAAGTGATGATGTGTGTATTATTCCTGACAGATTTAAACATGTAGTACTAGATGGTGCTATGATGTATTTAATGCACTTTAGGTCAAATGAACAATCTGCTAGATTACACGAAGATAAATTTAGAACAGGTATTAAATCAATGCGCAGATTGTTAGTAGACAGTAAAGACTATTTAAGCTCAACGGTAATATATAGAACAGGTACTGCATTTTAGATGGCTGATAATCTAAGTACATATGTTTCAGTTTGTGCTGGTGGTTTAATAACTAATGTAGACCCTCTTACACAAGCTGTTAGTTTATCGGGTAGTGCTATACGTATGATAAACTATGAACCTGCTTTATCGGGTGGTTATCGCCGTATTAGTGGGTATTCAAACGACTATGGTACTGTACCCGGAACAGGCCCTGTACTAGGAGTAACAGTAAACGGTAACTTACACGATGGTATATTTGCATGTAGAAAACCTACATCTGGACATGACTATCTATACAGGTGGCAAAACTCTAACTCGTCTTGGGTAGCTATACCCGAAGCTGGTAATCCTGATATGACTAATGTTAGTAAAGTAAGATTTACTAGCTTTAACTGGTCAGGAG